TGATAAAGTTAATATGGCTCTGAAAGGTAACTTATTAGCTCCATTACATAGTAGAGATTATCAAGAAGCTATAGAAAGGTGGTTCCGTGATTAAAACTAATTTTATTTATTTTCCTTCATTCTCAGCTGGTGAGATGGGTTCTAACTTTGTAAAAGACCATCGTTTCAGAAATGATATGACGATACGATTTTATAGTGAAGAATTTCCTGAAGAGTTTCAACACAATCAATTATTGATTACAGCTGGAGCACATATGTCAGTAAAAGATTATAAAAACAAAATGGGACTTACTGATAGAAATCTTGTTATGGGTGATTCAGGAGGATTTCAGTTCGCATCTGGAGCTCTCAAATGGGACTTAAAATACAGAGATAAAATCTTCAACTGGTTATCAGAAAATACTGATGTGGCTATGAACTTAGATTTACCTCCTCGTTTAAAGAATGAAGGTAAGTTTCACGAATGTTTAGATGTTAGTATTGATAACTTTAAATACTTTCAATCAAAACAAGATGGTTCTACAAAGTTCTTGAATGTAGTACAAGGTGATGACGAACACACTTACAAACACTGGTATGAACAAGTCAAAGATTTTGATTTCAATGGTTGGGGTATCGGAGGTGCTGGTGGTAGTCTTTATCGTTTTATGTCAGGTGTCCATGCTCTGTTACAAGGTAAAGAACACTTGAATCCTCGTAATGAATACTTTCACATTCTTGGTACTTCTAAAATCAGAGACTTCTTGATGTTGATTCAATTACAGAAATCACTTGAGGATATTGGTTCCAATATTGTTGTAACGACTGATAGTTCGTCTCCTGACAGAGCTGTCGTTTTTGGTACATATTACACACGATTTAGTATAAAGAAAGCCACATTTGAATCAATCAACTTTCCAAGTGAAAAACACAATCCTGACATTATAGAGTGGTTTAGAGAAACACCTAATCAAGATTGGCCTCGTATGACTGCTTTTGATGATGTACTTAGAGGACTTGTTTCTTGGAAAGATGTAGCTGACTGGAACACTCAATGTACTATGGGAATGAGATTACATAACTTCTATGTGTTTAAAGATGCTATCAGAAATGTAACTGAACTAATTTATGGACACGATTATATACTGAAACAAGCAGTAGATAGTGAAGTATATAAAGTATTGAGGTCCATTGATGATATGGTCAAGAGTGAAGACCCCTCAAGAGTATTCGAATCATATAAACAACTTTATATGAAAATGAGTAATACTAAAAAACAACCTACAAATTCAACACACAATTTCTTTTAAGGAGAAAAAATGCAATTTACAGCAGAACAAATACAAGAAAATTGGGACAAACTAATCGGTATAATAGAAGATACCTTTGAAGGAGAAAGAAAAGAAAATCTCTTGAAGATGTATGATTACTTTAAAGATAGAGCTATGTTTGCTCCTGCTAGTGGTGTTGTGTATTATCACAATGCGATACCCGGAGGTTATGTTGACCATATTCTTAACATTACAGAATGTTCTCAAAAAATATATGAGATGTGGAAAGAAATGGGAGCTCATACAGACGAATATACTCTTGAAAATGTTATCTTTTGTGCTCTTCATCACGACTTAGGTAAGTTAGGTGATATGAAAGAAGATTACTATGTACCTAACGAGTCTGAATGGCATAGAATAAATCAAGGTAAAATGTATGAGTATAATGACAAACTACATTATATGACCGTTACAGACAGAGCTGTTTGGTTACTAACTCAGTTTGATATTAAGATGAATCAAATCGAATATTTAGCTCTACGATTGACTGATGGTATGTATGAAGATGCTAATAAAGGATACTTGATGGGATTCGGTGAGGGTAAAAATCTTAAAACAAATTTACCTTTGATACTACATCAAGCTGATATGATGGCTACAAGATTAGAAAAAGAACGTTATATGTTCAGTAAAGATTCAGATATAAATTATAGTGAGATTCTTAATCCTGAACTTAAAAAAGAACGTGAAGAACAAGAACAAAAATCAGTAAACACAATCAAAGAGGCTATCACTAAATCAGAAACTCCTGATATTTTATCAGAAAAGTCTAAAGATTTGTTTAATGAATTATTTGGAGATAAATAATGATAATAGAAATAGTATTAGGATTATTAGTCGTTATTGAGGGATATGTTATTTGGAACTTATTTAGAAAAACAGAATTTCTCGAAACTTGGGTAGAAGATTTTACACAAGTAATACAACAAGTAGATACCGACTTAAAAGAAATTGATTCAACAGGACATTTTGAATCTGATGATGAAATTGGTAGTATATTTGAGGCTATCAAAGGAACCGTAAAACAATTAGAAACCTTCAAAGGAGAAGATGTAAATGCCAGCTAAAGTTGTCAAGAAAAAAAGACGTAAAAAAAGTAAAGTATATTTTGGAACACCGGTACAAAATGCTATCATTAGGTACAATGAATGTTCAAATCCTACAATACGAAATAGAATCTATCGTGAACATATAGCTGCTGCTTTTGATAAATTAGCTGAAAACTTAATTCACACATTTAAGTTTTACTATTTTGATTATCCTTTTGAAGAAGTTAAACACGAAGTAGTATCTTTTTTAGTGATGCAGATGCCTAAATATAAAGCTGACAAAGGAAGAGCTTTCTCATATTTTTCTGTAATTGGTAAAAATTATTTGATTCTAAATAATAACAATAATTACAAAAAAATGAAAACACACGATGAAGTCAAAGTATTAGATTTCAAACGTAATGTTCTGAGTGAATCTATACAAGAGGAAGCTGATGAGTTTAACATTCAATTTGTAGACCAGATGTTAGAGTATTGGGATAATAATATTACTAATATCTTTCGTAGACAAAAAGATATTCTTGTAGCTGATGCTGTATTAGAATTATTTAGACGAAGAAAAAATATCGAGAACTTCAACAAAAAAGCTCTCTATATTATGATTCGTGAAATGACAGGTTCTAATACTCAACATATCACACGAGTAATAAATCAAATGAAACGTTATTACTATAATATGATGGAGGAGTTCTCTGCAGTAGGTGAGATTGATACCTCTAATACTGGTTCGATATTTTAATTTATGGCGACGATTGAGTAGCTGGTGCTCTCCTCGGTCTTCAACACCGTAGTGTAGTAGTTGATATTACAGGTAGGTTCGATTCCTATCCGTCGCCGCTAACATAATGAAAGGTTTTAGTGTTATCGAATAGTGATTTAAAAATAAGTCTATTAGATAAAAAATACTCTAAGGATATTAAGGCGCTTATCCGAAGATTTCGCCGTGCCTATCCAACAGATATAAATTACATACGAAGACTTGATAAAGAATATAAAATAATTGAAGAAAAGGGTTTCATAAATACGTTTCATAGAGTATGTGATTTATTAGATATTATTAAAGATAAAAACATTCCTCACGTATTACGAGGTTCAGCCGCTTCATCTCTCGTGTGTTATCAACTCGGTATTAGTGATATAAATCCCATCAAAGAAAAAATACCTTTGACACGTTTTATGAATTTTTGTCGTGATACTCAACCTGACATTGACTTAGATGTACCACACTGGACACGTGATGGATTGATTGAGGAGTTTCACGAGAAACATCCTGGTAAAGTAGCTCGTATCAGTAATAAAGTTATGTACAAACCTAAAAGTGCTATGAGAGAAGCTATCAGAAAGTTTGGACATAGAAAGTTTTTACCTAGAAACTACAAGTTAGACAAAATATTTCCTGACCCTATTGTACGAAGAGATGTAAAAACTTATGCTAAATCATTGATGGGAAAACAAAGACAATGGTCATTACATTGTGGTGGTCTCATAGTATTTAATGATAAAGTACCTGAAGACTTATGGTTGAAAGAAGAAAAAAAACAAATCATATTAGACAAGTATGATGTTGAGGAACAAAACTTAATCAAAATAGATTTATTGTGTAACAGAGGTCTTTCTCAGTTGTGGGAGTTATCTGATAAACCGATAGCCGACTATGACCCATTTGACAAACAGGCATCAGAGTTGTTGTGTAGAGGTGAAGTATTAGGTCTAACTCAGAGTGAAAGTAGAACTATGAGAAAGTGTATTTTAGCTCTACAACCTAAATCTGTATATGATGTAGCTCTTGCTTTAGCTCTGATACGACCAGCAGCTGCTGACGGAGGTCGTAAGGCAGCTTTTTTACGAAAAGAAAAAAACAGAAGACATATAATTACAGATGAAGATGCTATAGAATATATTTCTGATAGTGTTGATTGTTCACTAGATAAAGCTGATTATTACAGAAGAGGATTTAGTAAACAGATTCCTAACGTGATTAGTGAATTTATGGCTCAACTACAAAATCGAAAAGGTTCAGTTGAGAAAGCAGATATATTAAAAGAGTTACGACACTCACCCAAATATTCTTATTGTAGGGGACACGCTTTAGCTTACGGACAATTAGTATGGGCTTTAGCTTACTGGAAGTCAAGAGAACCTCAAAGATTTTGGGAAGCTACTCTTAGACATTGTCATTCAAGTTATAGAAAATGGGTACATCCTCGTCAGAATATTCTTGCGGGTAATTATCTATATAACAAAGTACAAGGTACACCTATACAACAATTTGAAAAAACAGGATGGTGGAACTCACCTGACTTTCTTTCAAAAGATTTTGGTTGTGAAGATTCTCAAGGTGTAACTTACTTCTCAGGTTTAGTAGCAAACACAAGAACAATATACCGATATAAAAAGAAATTAGTTTTGATGAGTATAGGAGTTGACAATAATAAATTTGAAGATTTGATTATTGACAAAAGTATATTCAGAGGAGGAAAACAATGGACATTTGTAGAGGGTTGTGGATTACGAAAACCTCAATTCAATTCTGATTACATAGAAGTCTCACATTTACTATAAACAAAAAAAGGGAAGCCGAAACTTCCCTTTTTTAGTGTCCAATAGTGTAGGAATACTATTGTACTATTTCGCTCCTACTTTCGAAATAAACCCACCAACACCAACAAGGCGACGAGCCCGGCGAAACCCGATTCGCCAAACTTGTTTATGATGGATGTTAGGTTACCAATAACATTGACACCAAAGATACCACTTCCAAAGATAACTTCAGATATAGCACCTATGGTTACAAAAGATAACAATAGATGAGCTAAGTCATCAATGTATCCTTTGACCGTTGTTACGATTTCCTTCATGGTTTTCTCCCGTTAGTTAGAAAAAAAGAGGCTACCCAGTAATTTTGGTAACCGAGTAACCTCCAATAATAACTATATTGTAAACAAATAATAAATTCTAATATATATTTATATATTAAAGTTTTTAAACTACGATATATTTATAATTGAGTAATAACATTTAAGGTAGATTATGGCTATTGACTACGAAATCTTTGAAGGAAAATCTCTTTCATCTCTTTTCAAAGACATATACGACAATACAGAATATAACAAAAAACAATTAGATATACTTACAAAAGAACTTGTTCAGTTCATCAAAGATGGTGATACAGCTGTACAATTAGTTCCTATGATAAAAGAATATCTTGAAATCAACGTCAAGAACGATGACCAACTTGTTAAGATGGCGGGTATTGTACAAAGATTAATTTCAGCTGAAAACAAGGCTGGTTCTGAAAACGAGTTTGGCTTATCAGAAGAAGAAAAAACTCAACTATTAGCTGGAATGGAAGATACCATAAAAGACATTCAAATAGAATCAGACAAAATTCAAAATCGAATAGAATCAGTAAAAGGACAATAAATGTACAGAGAACGAAAGGGTGTTGACACGCATACCTCTATACCTTTAGACCGTTTAGGTACACCTCAACAAATTAGTTCATATATTAAAAAACTAATTAAAGCATCACAATATGATTTTCACGAGACAGAACCTGTTGTTGTTAGTAAAGTATATTTAAATGATACAGGACTACAAGGAGCAATCAAGGGAAAATTTTCAGTATCGGGTGATGAAGTTGATGAAGTTTTTCCTTTGATGCCACATATTCAGACAATACCTGTTGTTGGTGAACACGTCTTAACATCTGAGTATAATGGAAAACTTTTTTATTTTTCAATTATTAATAGAAAAAATTCAGTTAATGAAAATTCTATACCTGTTGATTTACCCACCAATACTAAATTCGGTAAGACCTTTACTAAAAAAGATATTAGACATATCGAGGTAAAAGAGGGTGATGTTGTTTTTGAAGGAAGATATGGTAATTCTATTAATATGGGATGTAATGATGCTAATAATTCACCAGTAATCAAGATAAGAGCCGGTCAAACTCTTGATTCTGAAACTCGACAGGTTACGGGAAAATCTGTAAAAGAAAATATCGATACAGATGCTTCTTCAATATATCTAACTTCAGATGGTTTACGTGATATTAAGTTTGATAATCAACAAATAACCGGAAAAAAAATACTAATAAAAAGTGATGGTATATTTATTAAAGGAAGTGATATTAGATTAGGTAGTGGTGATAATAACAATTTACAACCTGTTGTGAAGGGTAATGATTTAAAAGAATTACTTGACCCGATATTTGCAGCTCAACAATCTGTAAATCAAGCTACAATAGCTAAAAACACAGCAGAAATCGTAGCTTCATCACCAGGAGGACCTACACCGAATCCTCAAAAAGTTGTTGACTTGACAAAAGAAAATAAAACACTTTTACAACAAAATAAAGATTTACAAAATGCAATAAATAATTCCACTTATTTAAGTGATAAAGTAAAAACAATATAGGAGTTGTTATGACTAAAAAAGAACTTGTAAAGATAATACAAGAAGCGGTTCGTAGAGAAGTCAAAAAAGAGATAGAAAAGATATTTATTAAGGAGGAATCTTCACCCACTTTAGAATCTATGATTTCTAAACCCGAAGTTTCTGAACCTAAAAAACAAATCAAATACACAAAAGATGAAACTTTAAATAAAGTTTTAAACGAGACACGAGGAGGTCTCCCTCAACAAGGTAAGGAAGAATATCCTACTTTAGGAGGTGGTGTATTCGATACAAGTCGAATGACTGAAATGTTAGGTTATGGTAAAAGTGAAGAAGTACAACGTGATATGGTAGCAGTCGATACAATGAAAAAAGCAGGTGTAACTTCTGAACAAGTACCTGAACACGTAACAAATGCTTTGACACGTGATTATAGTGAACTAATGAAAGCTATGAATAAGAAAGGTAATTAATGTCAGCTATTGAAACAGATTTAAATCCAAATAAAACCGTTGGATTGAAATTACCTTTAGGGAGAGATAAGTTCAATGATTTTGCTTTGACAAAAACTTCCTTAGAACAAGCTGAGTTTAATTTGAAAAATTTATTACAAACTTATATTGGTGAAAGACCAATGCAACCAACTTTTGGTAGTAAACTTTTAGAACTTTGTTTCGAACAACAAAATGATGAGTTACCAGAAAACATTGAAAAAGAAGTGAGACGTGCTGTCTCAGAGTGGTTAGATTACATTAATATTCGAAACGTTGAGACTTTGACTGAAGAAGGAGATTTAAATCAAATTTATGTCAAGATAGATTACTCAACGACATTGAATCCTACTACAATAAATCAAATCACAATAGATGCTTCTACAGGAGGATATTAATGGCTCGTTCAAGTATAAATAAAAATGTAGTTAAACAAGTAAACTATCTCAATAAAGACTTCTCAGATTTTAGAGATAGTTTGATTGAATATGCAAAGGTTTACTTCCCTAATACCTACAATGACTTTAATGAAGCTTCACCAGGAATGATGTTTATTGAGATGGCTGCATACGTTGGTGATGTATTATCATATTACATTGATTCTTCTTTTAGAGAATCACTTTTAGCTTATGCTGAAGAAAAAAGAAATGTTTATACAATAGCACAATCATTCGGTTACAAACCTAAAACAACTTCACCTGCTGTAGCTGTTTTAGATGTATTTCAGACCGTTCCGGCTGTCAATAATAAACCAGATGAAAGATATGCTCTCAATGTGAAAGCAGGTACAACTCTTCAAGCAGCCTCAACTGGTACGCAATTCCGCACTATTGAAGATTGTAACTTTAAGTTCTCAAGTTCTTTTGACCCTAAAGAAGTAAGTGTGTTTGAAAACAATGGTAGCACAATAACAAAGTTTTTACTGAAAAAACAAGTTAGAGTTGAAAGTGGTAACATTACTACTGAAAGATTTACATTCGGAGCCTCTGAAAAATATTCTCAAATCAAATTAGGTTCACCTGATGTAATTGAAATATTGTCTTGTACTGATAGTGATAATAATAAATGGTATGAAGTTGATTCGTTAGCTACTGATACTATCTTTGAGGATATGGAAAATAATTCAGTAACAGACCCAACATCCGTTGTAAACAGAGATGTGGCTCCTTATATACTAAAATTAAAAAAGACAGCTCGTAGATTCACAACTTTTATTAACGATAATGATGAAACAATTTTAAGATTTGGAGCAGGTATATCAAGTAATCCTGATGAAGAAATTATTCCTAATCCTACAAACGTTGGTTCGAGTTTACCAGGTAGTCCATCAAAGTTGACAAGTGCCTTTGACCCAAGTAATTTTTTAAAGACAGAAGCTTACGGATTAGCTCCCAGTAGAACAACTTTAACAATAGAGTATTCTCACGGAGGAGGTATCGATGATAATGTTCCTTCAAATGAAATAAATCAAATCACAAATATAGAGTATGAAATACAGGATGCTTTGTTGAACGCGAGCACCGTTACTGATAGTAAGAACTCGGTTTCGTTTACGAACCCAAGACCTGCTACAGGAGGTTCATCAGGACAAACCGTACGTGAGACACGTGAAAGTGCTTTAGCATATTTTCAAGCTCAAAGCCGAGCTGTTACTAAAGAAGATTATGTTGTGAGAGCTTTATCACTACCTCAAAGATACGGGAACATAGCAAAAGTTCATATGGTACAAGATGACCAATTAAATAAATCAGTAGGTTTTGATGAACTCGAAAGAAAAGTTACTCAAGCAGATGTTGATGCTGGAAGAACTATTAAACAACTACAAGTAAGAACTCCTAATCCTTTAGCTATGAATATGTATACTTTAGGTTATGACAATAATAGGAATTTAGCTCCTATGAGTCAAATTGTAAAACAAAATTTATCAACGTATTTATCACAATTTAGATTAGTAACTGATGCCGTAAATATTAAAGATGCTTACGTAATCAACATAGGTGTTAACTTTTCTATTTTAACAAAAACAGGATTTAATAAAAACGATGTTTTGTTACAATGTGTAGCAGCAGTTCAAGATTTTTTCAATACAGACAGAATACAAATAGGACAACCTATTGTTATCTCTGATATAGCTTACGAACTATCTTTGATTGATGGTGTAGCATCAGTAGTGAAACCTGTTGAAAATAATCCGAATGATTTACCGATTGTGATTGAAAACAAATATAAAACAACTGAGGGTTATTCAGGAAACTTCTATGATATAGCTAGTGGTATTATCGATGGTGTATTATATCCTGCTTTAGACCCAAGTATTTTTGAAGTCAAATATCCTGATTCCGATATTAAAGGAAAAGTAGTCGGTGATAACTTAGGTATAGTGGAGTAACTAAATGCATTATTTTACATTCGCAGAAAAAGATACAACTTTATATGAAAAAAGTGGTAGTTTAAATTCAGGATTAGATGAAATATTAGAAGTACGAAAAGACGTTAGTACTTCAGGTGAAGTAGTTAGTGTTTCTCGTATTATGATTAAATTTGATTTAGACCCTATTTCAAAATTAAAAAATCAAAATGTTATAAAAGACAATGCACAATACTTTTTAAATTTATTTGATGCTAGACCTACAGCTCTAGCTACTTCTCAAAGTTTATATGCTTATCCTGTGAGTCAATCCTGGACAATGGGTGATGGACGTTCTTATGATGACCCAGTAACTACTGAAGGTTGTAGTTGGAATTTTAGACACGGTGAAACAGATGGTAAACTTTGGTCCGAAGAAACAGCTTCTGGAGGTTCTTGGTTTACTAACAATGATGGAGCATATGAAATGTCTCATTCATTCGGAGTCAAATCTTCTGATATGAGAATGGACGTAACAGGAATTGTAAATGCTTGGTTAGACGGCACAATTCCTAATGAAGGATTTATAGTAAAACGTAGTGGTAGTTTTTATAATCCAACAACAACTTCAGGTTCTTTTGGAAATAATGATAGTGGAAGTGATGAGGGTAACAGCACAAGATTTGGTAATTTTTCATTCTTCTCAAGTGATACTCACACAAAATATCCTCCAACTCTTGAAGCGGTTTGGGATGACTCAAAATGGACAACAGGTTCATTGAGTCCCTTGACAAAAGGTAACATTGAAGATATGGTTATCTATATGAAAGGACTTAGACCAGAATATAAAGAAAAATCAATAGCTAAATTTAGAGTTGTTGGTAGAGAAAGATTTCCTGAAAAAACTTACTCAACAACAAGTGATAATTTATCAGTCAAATATTTACCAAGTGGTTCATCATTCTACTCAATACTTGATGCTGAGACTGATGACGTTGTTGTACCCTTTGGTAGTGGTTCAAAATTAAGTTGTGATTCAGACGGAAACTATTTCCTACTTAGAATGGATGGTTATCAACCTGAAAGATATTATAAAATAGAATATAGAATACAAAGTGGTAGTACTACTGATGAAGAGACTGACCAGTATTTTGATGAAGGATTTACATTTAAGGTAACTCTATAATGCCATACACAAAACAAGAATTACAAAATGTTGATTTTTATCAGGATTTTGTAAACGGATTACGAAATACATATCTTGAACAAATCAAAGATTACGCTAATAGGCCGATACCTTTCGGTGATGAAAATACAGATTTATATTTATTTGAGGACATCTTGACGGGTATGGGATTAGAAGATGCTAATGTTTCTCAGGATAGTATTTATAAAACATTTCTTACACCAGAACAACAAAATTTTTCAAATTCATATCAAACAAAAAAATATTCTATCTACGATAAATCCGAGTTATTGGAAAAAACTATTGATAGAAATATATCCGAACTATCTGAACTAAAAGTTGGTAAAGAACTACCTGAAAACATTGAAAACGGAATGGTCGTAACTAATGATAAAGCTGACGATTCACGAAGATGGTTAATCGAAAATAATACTAAAAGAGAATTTTCAGATTTAGGTACATATTATGCTACTGATTACTCTTTAGTAAAGTTAGAGACGTTCAGTCAAAGTATTATTGATAGTATTGTTACAGGAGATGACATACAATAATGGCTAGATTAAATCAAAAAGATTCTGATTTACTTAACACCAATCAAGTGATTGATTTGAGTAGTCAAAAGTATGCCTATTTAGGAGGTGAGTTTGGTTCAAACTCCAATGACTATGTTGAAGTTCTTGTTTATTCTGGCGAAAATTTTTTAGAGTCAGGTGTTGTTGATTCTTCAGATTATGAAAATAGAGGACAAGATGGAATCAAAATCAAAACAGGAACAATACTCAGAAAGATGGGATATGACAGAGGTAAATTTAATGTTAAATTTAATTTTTTTAGAAAGACCGCAGGTTCAAACGAAACACTTTTAGTTGACTCTGCAGGTAAAGTGTACAGAGGTGAGTTTCATACGATGTCTGATGGTAGTATTATGTCAGGAGCTCAACATTCAGATGCGTCATATCCTTTATTTCTAAAAGAAAACAAATATCCTATTCAAGAAATATCACCTTCTCGAAATGAAGTTCGTCTTATTTCTCAAAACATTAAAGATAATGAATACAAAGATAATTTTAATGATAGTCAACTTATAAGAAAAAAAGTTCAAATCAATAATGATGCCGAGTTTATATCTGATGGTGATTCAACAAAAAGAAATTCACTTAGAATGAAGTTATCAGGACTAACCAGTAGGTTTAAAAATGTTCAAAGTTTAGTAGGAGGTTATGTTTATTTACCCAACTCATACATTGAAAGATTTTTACCCCCTCCTCCCGCAGCTGACGGTACGACAGGAGCTGAAATAGGAGGTGAGGTTGAAAGTGAAATTGTACAAGCTAACTTTATAATATCAGACGAAAGTCAAGCTACACGTAGAAGAGGTGATACTTCATTCAAAAAAATATTTGATATTTTTAAAGATGGTTATCCAACAGAAGAATTTTTACGTGAAAAAGGATATGATGGTGATTATGGGGCTATGTTAGGTCAGGTGATAGGACATCAAGAAGGAAAAGGTAATGTAAACGTAATTAGAAAACTCAATGAAAACACTATGGATGTTCCTGCTTATGGAAAAGGTGATATTATAACATTAAAAAGTGTTTCAAGTAAACCAAACACTTCGACAACCTATACTTGGACATTTTATGGATATGATTGGAACAGCGACGGAAAGTGGGAAAAGTTTACTAACAACAATAACAAAATAGCTATTCAGAATCCTCCGGCTACTGGGTTACAGGTAATCGATAGAGATAAAACTAATGGTAGTGAGGTAACAATTGCTTTACAAGCCTTTAACTCTCGTGTAGGTGTAAGTTTAAAAATAGATACTAAAAATGAAACAAGTACGGTGTCATTACCAGCTTGTATCGAAGTTGTAGGAGCAGGTGATTAATTATGGCAACTACAGCAGAACAATTTAGTAGAATTAGTTTAGACAAAGGACCTGATAATAGTTATTCAGGTGATTTAATCAACACGATTGAACTTGCTTTATCTGAAAATATAAATGAACAAATTGAATACTCTTATATTAACTGGTTTGTTTATAAGGGTCAACAAATTATATATGAAAAATTAGGTCAAGGATTAAATTTCTCTGTAAATATAGCTGACGTCCTTGGTAACAAACCTGAAAATGCTGGTCGATATGTTGTGCAGGCAGTTCTAGTATCAGCTAATCAAGAAGGTGAAATTGATGAGGGTTCTTTTGAGATTCAATTTACACTTGTCAGTAAAGAGGAAACTTTACCTCAAGCTATATATGTCCCATTTGTAGCTCAGATTGCAGCTGTCGAGAATGATGAAATCACAATCAACACAAGTTGGGAAGAGTTTACAAACAAAGTAAAACCAGAACAAGAGTTTAAAAGTCCTTTAGAAAAGTTTACGACCTATGAAATCTCATCAAAAATAAATGATTATAGTGATTTAAATACTTATATGCATTTAGGAGATGATAACTTATCACTAATCACAAATGTAAAAAAAGATACCGAGACAATTAAAAATTATCCTAATTCAGGTATTTACAAATTATATGAACCTTTACCTGATGATATTGAAGTTAAGGATAATGTATTTATTGTTAAAGAGATTTTACCTCAGTTAGAACAAACAATCGAACTTTTTCCGTATGAACAAGAAGATGAAGATGTCTTAGTTTTAAGAAATCCTGAAAGTTCACAAGTAAACTCACCCATAACAAATCGTTCTACTGAGTTAAAAAATTACACCGATTTAGTTACAGGTGATGTTAGATTAAAAAAAGAAATCGAAGACAAGTTTATAAGTGGAAGTAGAAAACCTGTAACACTAAATATTGATTATTCAAATTATAAAAACTTCGTTAACTTTTCTTCTGCCCAAAAACGATTAGAAAATTTTAAATATAAAATAGAATTGATTGAAGATTATACTTCAAAGAGTGCTTCTTATGCTTCTATTCCGTCACCTAGTGATGCTGCTAACTTTGATAAAAAGATAAGACAAATCAAAACAAACTTTGATGGATATGAAAATTATCTTTACAACGTGAGTTCATCTTATGAGTCTAGTTCATTAGGTGAGTTTCCTGATGCTAGTTGGCCAAAAACAGGAAGTGGTACTTATGATGACCCATTTGTTCCTGTAAGTTCATCACACGCAGACTTTACAAATTGGTACGGGTCAATTTATGGTGAGTATGGACAAATTTATAGTGCCTCTCTTTATGATAACGAAAATAAAAATAGACTTAAAAATTTATTACCTACATTTGTCAAAGAGGATGAAAACAATTCAGACTTCTTTAGTTTTATGGATATGGTAGGTCAACACTTTGACGAGTTGTGGGTTTACACTAACGGTATATCAGAATTAACCGATAGACAAAACGATTTGAGTAAAGGTTTCTCGAATGACTTAGTATTTAATTTAGCTAAATCTTTAGGTTGGTCTGTTGATGATGGTAAAGATTTATTAGATTTGAGTAGAGTAGGTTTCGGTCAAAAACTTAGTGGTGATAGTTACTCACTATACACATCAGGTTCATCAGGATTTTCTAAGATTACAGACGGGACAGCCACTTCAGTACCTGAAGGTGAAATAACAAAAGAAATCACTAAACGTTTGATAGCTAGTATGCCTTACATACTTAAAACTAAAGGTACAATTAACTCATTAAAAGCTATTCTTAATTGTTATGGTATTCCTTCAAGTATTTTGCGTGTACGTGAGTATGGAGGTTTACAAAAAATAGGACAAAGACAGCAGTTTGAAATAGCTCGAAGATTTACGAAAGCTTTAGGTTTTAGAGGAGACCAGTTCATAAGAACACCTTGGGATGATGATTCAGTTACGAGTCGAAAACCCGACACCGTTGAATTTAGATTTAGAGTGTTGAGTGGTTCAGCTGAACAAATACTTGTCCAAAAAGATTCAGATTGGGCTATCAAGGTTAAGGATAACGGACAAGATGATAACTATGGAACGGTAGCATTTCAGTTATCTGGTTCACCAGGTTATCAGGAAATAAGTTCATCTTTATTACCAGTTTATGATGGTGAATTTTATTCTGTAATGTTACGTAAAAACAAAGTCAATACAAATTTATTCACTAATCAAGGTTTCGAAACCTCATCATTATTCAATCCTCCTTTTATAACAGGAGGAACTGATACAACAAGTGTAGAGTTTGGTAATTTAAAAATTGTAAGTAGTTCAAATGTATCTCGTACAGGAACAAATGCTTTACGACACGAACACACTGGTGATTCGACAAATATATCTTACACTAATCTGTATCATAATGATAATGTAAACTATCCTTCTCTCAATGCATCTGTAGCGAGTGTAAGTGAAGGACAGACTTATGAGTTTTCAGTTTATGCTAAAGCTTCAGGTAGTTCAGTTGATAGTGTAGGAAGTTTAGCTTTATTTGAGTTAGATTCTGATGGTGAAGTTGTGAATTGGAACGTTGATTCTAATCTACAAAAAGGAGGTATATCTGAATCAGAAGTAGTGGGTTTAAATGAAACGGATTGGAAACAAATAAAAGTTCAAAAAACAATACATTTTTCTAACACTTCAGGACTAGGTGTAAGATTTGAAAACAGAAAAGCTAAATCTACAATCTTATGGGACGATGTTTCAGTAAGAAGAGCAGTTACAAATACTGATGATATATCAGATGCTTTTATCTATGATTTATTTGTTAAGAAGTATGATGCAGGTGTAGACAGAATAACTCAATCATCAAAAACTTCATTATATATTACAGGTTCAAATACAACCACATCTTCTTATAATGCTGCTTGGACTGGTAGTGGTGATTTATTTATAGGTGGTAACACGACCACGAGTTTTGGTACAAATAACATTAAACTTAGTGGTTCGATTATGGAGTTCAGATTATGGACTGAAAAATTAGAAGAAGATAAATTCGATACACACGTTTCTAATCCTCAATCATATATTGGAAATACTCCTTCTTCTTCATACTTTAATTTAGTACGAAGATTTCCAATGGATGATAATACAGAATTTACTGGTAGTAATGAAGATGGGGTTCGTGATACAAGACCTAATCAAGATGCTACACAGACTGGTAGTGCTCACGGCTTTGATGGCTTAAACTTTTTTGAATCAGTCAATGATAAAACAAAAACAATAGTCCCTAACTTTGGTCCTCAACGAAGAACAGCCACAAAGATTAGAATTGAAAACAATTACTTGAGTGGTAGTGGAGCTATGTTAAGTAGATTTTCACGATATGACAAAAGTTCAAATGACTTTGCTCCTCTTGATTCAAACAAGTTAGGTATTTATTTTTCACCAGTTGATGCAGTAAATGATGATATTGTTAATTCATTTGCTAATTTAGATTTCAATCAACTATTAGGTGACCCACGTGATAATTACGAATCAGAGTATAGAAATTTAAAATACACAGCTGATAACTACTTCAGAAAATATACTGATAATAATAACTTTTGGGATTATATGCATCTTATAAAGTTTTATGACCAATCAGTATTTAAACAACTCAAAAAAGTTATACCCGCTAGAGCTAAAACACAATTAGGTACGGTCATTGAGGGTAATTTATTTGAAAGACCTAAATCACCTGTACAGAGAAACAGACCTTCATTTACTCAACCTATATATGAAGATGAATTAAATATTAGTAATTTCGAACTTAACAATGAAAATGAAGATAGTCGTTCAATAGTCAGGATAGAAACTCAATATCCTAATTATGAAGGTGTAGCTGACAATGTTGATATATTTAAAACACCTTCTTTGTATGCTTTGAATGAAGTGAATTTCAACTATGATGACCCAAATATTTATTTAAGAGCTACAGCTTCTTACGGAGGACCAAACAGAGTATTTAGTGAGGCAACTGGTTCGATGATACTAGAAGGTGTAAAATCAGAATTTAATCAAGTGTACAACTTTGTCTATACAAGTTCAGGTGAATTTAGAAGAAGTAACAGATTTACACTTGATAAAAGTCAACATTTCTATCACACTAAATCATTAGCAAGTACTGATATTGACCCTCGATATACTGAGATTACAGCTTTCAATAATAGTTTTTATGAGGGTGTGAAGAATACATCAAATACAACTTTAGATGGTGATTTACCAATCATCATAAGAAAAACAGCACCTACGGTAGCAGTCCCAACAGACGTTGGTATTTCTAACCTACAGGTTGATGAGGATTAATAATGTGTAAAAATTTAACTTACCAATATTTATTAGTAGGAAAGTTATATATACACTCAAATCTTGGAGATAATAATGGGATTTTTAGATAATTCAACGATTACCGTTGATGCTATTTTAACAAAAAGAGGACGTGAAATACTCTCACAAGGAGGTAATTTCAACATAACTAAGTTCGCTCTTAGTGATGAAGAGGTTGATTACACCTTGTATGACGTAACTCATCCAGACGGGACTGATTCTTATGGAGCAGTTATTGAGAATATGTCTTTACTTGAAGGAGCTCCTAACAGAAGTAATTTCAATAGTTTTCTAACAAATCAAACAGCTGCAGGGGCAACAATAGAAGTTGCTCAACAATCTTACCCTGGTGTAAAAGCAGGAGCACCTATACCTTTAAGTCCTACTACTAAAGGAGGAGCAGCTGAAGACTACATATTTACGATTGATAATACAAACATTGTTAGATTCAAAGGACAAGCAGCCGCTAAAACATTTACAGGTAAGAGTGTTGAATTGATAGCACAATCATTTGGTACACCTACTCCGAATGCATCAACTCTTGTTAATGTTCAGGGTGTTGAATCAGGACTTGTTTCAGTAATTAACATCACGGTAGTAGCTGATACAACAGGTACTGGTGACGCTCAAGGAACTCAAGACCCAACTACTACTACAACAACCGGAGGTGACACAACAGGTGGTAACACAACTGGTCGTGGAGGAGTAATCTACGATGTATAAACAACTTACAGAAGCCGACAAAGTATCTGATGTTGCTATAGTAACATCTGGTTTATTTCAAGATGGTGCTTCAAGCATCACAACTTTTCACACCTCATCAACTCAATACACAAACACTGGTGATTACAACATTGATTTATACAGATATGCTCCTGGTACAAATGCTTCAGCATCTGTTCAGTTTGGTGTAGTGTTTGGTCATAGAGATGGAAGTGGTTCACTAGGAGGTGTTGGTGTCAGCGGTGATAGACCTACAGCTGCTGTATTCGGTCAGTTTAATAATACTTTAAATCCACCCGAAACAACACAATTTACTTTCGGTGATTTATCAACAAAAGAATTTTATGCAATCTCATTTAATCGTGCTAGAATCAGAGAGAGAATGGAAGCAGGAGGTTGGGAACTTCATTTAAAAAATGGAGCTTCAGGACCTGTTGTAAAGTTAATTGATGATTCATCTACTAACAAAGGTGGTAATTCAAGTCAAGTTAATTTTGCTCCTGAGTACAACATTGTAAGTGGTACATTAATTGGAGGAACAAGTATTGAGACAGCAGCTGCTAGTGAAGGAGCAACAGGTACTTATGGTAAGTTTTATCCAAGTATCGGAGTCTTGGTATTAAATCCTACAAAGTTAGCTGACCCAGATAATCTTAATTTGATTACCGTTAGTGGTTCGAATAGTGATGATAGAAATAATGAGAAACTTTATAATGTAATCAAAACAGGTGCTTACTTCCAAGCTAAGCGTGAAGAACAAATTACTTCACGTCATTTCTTTGTAAGAGCAACAGCTAATGAATTTAACTCAACAACTAACGAGACCTATTATACTGAATCAGTAGCAGGTGTCAAAAGAGTAATTGATGGATTAAGTTCAGACCCTAAAACTTATATTACAACCGTAGGTATGTATAATAGTGATAATGAATTGTTAGCTATTGCTAAACTAAGTCAACCAATCTTAAAATCAAAATCGAGAGAAGCTCTTATCAAAGTCAAACTTGATTTCTAAGGGGGTTTTAAATGTCATTCAAGAAAAACCTTGAACCCGAAGATATTGTAGTTTCGTCATTTCAAGTTCACAAGACGTTTTCGTTTACTGATGCTGATAGTGGGAGCGGAATATATTCCGTACCAATAACAAAAGGTACTGATAGCACTATATTCAACTACAACACTACTGATGGTGATTCAAAAACAATATCTAATCCCTCTGAAAGTGTTTTCTATAAAGTTCCTACGTATCACGCTATAAACAATTTATACTATCGTAATATAACACAAATGAGTGGTTACATAGACTTGATACGAGGAGTACCTACATCTTCAGAAGCTATAATTGATTATACATTTACAAGATTTCTCACTACTGGTTCACAGCCTCAAACTTTTAAATATCGAAGACCCTACACACGTCAACTCAGAGACACAGCTAATGTTTTATCAATTCCTCAAGAATTATTCGGTGAAAATATAAGACCTAGTTCTGTCAAGATTGTTGATGATAGTACATCTAAAACAATAACTTTACGAGATGATGGTAGAGGAAATATTTATGATGTAGCTTTCTCAGCTAGTTATGCTAGACGTGAACCAAATACAAATACAATGAGTGGAAGTGTCGTAGGTAATGTTTTCTATAATGACGGAATAATCGTATTTACTGATACAGGTTCGTACGATACGATAAGTTCAGGTACAGGTACAGATGGATTTACGTTGGAGTTTGATTCCACACAAACAATTTACGAACGTTCATATTTTTGTACGATTGATGAGAACCAATTTACACATACCACAAACAAAAGTCTAAAAGTAGGACAGAGTGGAAGTATATCTTTTGCAGGTACACCTTTCACCTCTTCAGTATTTTCTAATAATGAAGACCCTAACTTTCCCTATGAACGAGTTGGATACACAACAAGTTCATTCAACCCGGAGGGATATAATATTGGAACTGAATTAATAGGTGTAGCCACTCATTCAGACTTCAATACCTACATAACTCAAATAGGTCTTTACAATGACCAAAATGAATTATTAGCTGTCGGTAAACCTTCCAAGCCTATCAAAAACGAAAAAGAAATGTCTATTTCGTTTCTTGTTAAATTCGACACAAATTAATATAGGAAACTTAATTTTTCATATTAATCTTGATATTTATATTATGAAATAAAGTCTATACTTTTTTATTCTAAAAAGGTTATCTCAATAACATATAGGAGATTTACATTGCGTAAATTGTTACTTAGCCTGTTAATGGTTATGAGTGTGGTTCAAGCACAAACTCCCATTATCAGACTTATGCAGAGCAGAGAATACACAACACCAAAGTTCTGGTGGAGAGATTCAGAAACCTTTAAACTAAGAGGTTACTTAGCTGATGACACCACAGGGATGAATACATCTAATGCTGTTGTAGGTGTTGCATATAAAAATAATAACTTTGATGCCTGGAGAGATTCAGTAATGACAATAGCTGTTACACTTGATGATAACGGAGCTAGTGTTACTGCCTTTCGTTTAGATTTAGCTTTTGACAATGATTTATTTACTTGGGGACACGACTCAACTCACGTTGAAA